CTCGGCCAGAAGTTTTTGCTGGAGGTGTTTGTCGCGCTTTTCGGGCGGCACAGTGATGGTGAACGGGATCAGGTGCAAGCGCCGCTTCATAGCCTCGTCGATATTGCGAATAGCCGGTTTGTGGTTGCCTGCGACAAAGAGCTTGAACTGCGGAAAGAACTCAAAGAAGTCCTGGCGCATGAAACGCGCTGCGATCTTGTCGCCGCCAGTGAGGTTTTTTACCTTCGATTCAGCCCAGCGGCGACCCTGTTCAGTCTCAATCGCTGCCACAAACCGTGCCCCACGCAGACCGGCCATGTCGGTCGGATGGCGGTCAGTGCGGGTTTCCATGAACGTATCCATCGGCGCGTTGGTGGCGTAGTCGCCCAGAATGTCGGCCAGGGTGTTGACGAACACTGACTTGCCATTGGCACCGGTGCCATAGAGAAAGAACAGTGCGTGCTCCCGGGTTGACCCGGTCAGTGCATAGCCCACCATGCGTTGCAGATAGGTCTGCATTTCCACATCGCCCCCAGTGACCTCGTGGATGAACTGCCGCCAGATCGGACACTCGCCACGAGGGGTGGCCGTTGTGATCTTAGTCATGCGGTCGCATCGATCATGGTCTCGCAGCCGTCCACTCCTGAGATCGACGACCCCACCCGGTGTGTTGAGCAACCAGGGGTCAGCATCCCACTCATCAGTGGTTGCAGCATGACGACGGTCAGCGCGTGCCAGGCGTTCAACACCGCCGATGGTGCTTGATGCCGCCAATTTGGCAGCGACCCTGGGGTTGCTCGCGTTGAGCGATGCGTGTCGACACACATGCCGAATCAAGTCACTGGCAGCCAACGTGTCTTCAGCTCGCCAGCGCAGGCCATCCCAGACCAGCCACTTGCCCCATCCTGCAACATAGCGCCAATCGTTGTGATAGCGCCGGGTGAACGACAGCGCCAGGGCATCTTCCGTGCCCCAAACAGCCTCTTCAGTGGCACTGCCGGTGGTGGCCGAGTCCGGGCCATCAGCCACCAAGTACATCTGCATACGTGGGCCGTGAGCAATGAAGCCTGCAACATCGAACCCTTCGGCTTGAGCATCTGCTGCATCCCACCCCTCGGCCGCAGCCTCTGGTGGGTACAGGATATGGCAAGTTTTGGCACCAGCAGCCAACATCGCCTGCGCTGCACGATCTGCGTATTCCCAGCCAGGCTTGTCCTTGTCTGGCCACATCAGCACTGTTTTGCCTGCCAGAGGTAACCAGTCGGTTTTGTCCACCGGCGCGTTGGCTCCATGCATGGCGGTGGTGGCGCAGATGCCCGCATCGATCAGGGTTTTGGCACACTTTTCACCTTCGACCAACACCACCCGGTCAGACTTAAGCATGCCCGGCTGGTTGTACAGTGGCCGGGGATCAGGTGATGTAGCCTTTTTGCGTTTGACATCCCAGGGGCGGAACTCCTTCTTCTTGCCGGGTGGGTCGTACCGATGCACGATGGCGATCAGCTTTCCGTCGCCGTCCAGATAATCCCACTTGGCCGTGGCTGGTCCGAGATCGTCCATGGGTGGCTCGACCTTGCGCTTGCGCGTTAGCTGTTGTGGCGCTTTGCCGACCAGTTGCGCCGCAAAACTGAGCACCTTAGCAAAGTCCGAATGAATATTGAGCGATTGATGGGCAGCAATCAGATCGAAGATGTCACCGCCCTGACCAGTTGCACGATCTGTCCACAGTCCGGCCTTCTCACCGGTAAGAACGATCTCCAGACTGTCGCCTGGGCTACCCAGAATGTCGCCCACCAGAAACTTGTCGCGTTTGACCTTTCCTGCCGGAAACATTCCTGTTAGCACTGACTCAAGTCGCAGCAGCAAGCTGGCGCGAATTTCTTCGCGGTTGCCATCGCCAGACGGTGATGGTGCCGGTGTCACATCGTTAAAGTCCATCATGGCTGGCATCCTCCGATTGGTCTGCACCTGTTTCAGAGTCGCCAGTGGCACTGCTGTTGGCAGCCCAAGTGCTCAGTTCATTCATGCGAAAGCGAACCAAGCCGCCCAGCAGGTAATGTGGAATGCGGTGTTTGGCGCGCATCTTGGGGTCGCCAAACCAGTACAGGGGCAGACGCAGCGCGCACGCCGCCTGCTTGGCATCGATCATGGGCTCGGTATCCATTTGGAATTCTTGCTTTTGTGTGTTCATTGGGTTGTCCTCCAGCAGCGGTCTTGCCACGCGCAAAACTTGCATTCAAAGTGGGTGGCATCAAGGTAGGCGCGAGGCAGCAGTTCACCTGCCTCAGTGGCTGCAATCACCTTCACGCCCCGGTCGGACATGCGCTGGGCCAGCGCCGCATCGAACGGCACCAACTCGGCGTAGATGTCCATCGTGTCGGCGTTGACCGCCGTGAAGATGGCCGGGTTTTCGTGCAACTCCAGGTAGGCTTGGTAAATGGCCACTTGTGCGGCATAAACAGGCTTGGAAACCGCGAGCTTGTTTTTCTCAAGATCACGCCAGGATTTGGAGCCCAGGCACTTGTTTTCCCAAAGCGCAGGATAGGCAAACCCTTCAGGCCCGCCGACAAAGACACCATCGATGTGACCCTGCAAGCGACCGTCAGCCGTTGAAAACCCAAACTGCTCGCCGTTCGGTTTGTGCGTGCGCAGATCGAACCCGGCTGCACGAAGCCACGCGACCATGCTGTCCTCATTGACGTGGCCACGCTCAAAAATGCGCAGAATCCGCCCCTGCGTCTCGCGCCCCGGGTCCACCGGCGCTTGGGCGTACTCGTATTGGAGGGCGCGCTCGCACGACACCCCCAGACGAGATGCGCCCAGATACTGGCGGGATTTCTCCTTGGAGCGGGTCTTTTGCAGACCCAGATCAATCAGCGTGCTGATCTGGCCGCTGACGCTTGATGATGAGTTGAAGTCCATCATTTGGCATCCTCCCAGGGCAGATCGTTTTCCATGTCGGCAAACGGATTGGCGACCAGATTCGCCATGGGATCTGGAACCTCTGGCAGACCACGCACCGGTGGGTATTTAGATTTCTCGTGGTGCTCCACCATGGCCTGCGTAAAGCAGGTGACGATTGAGTCGATGACCGCCAAGGCTTCAGACTCAGAATAGTCGCCCAGTGGTTTTGTGAACCCAATGGCACCGGCTGCTTCGCCGAAGGCCTTGAGGCACTTGACCATGGCGTTTTGCTCAACTTCAGAGAGATTGACCATGGTCGCCCCCTTGCTGTCGACCAGGTCGTCTTGCAAACGCACCCAGTTGCCATACATGGCGTGAAACGCTTTTTGACAGCGCTCGGAACAGAAGACCCAGTCCAGCGGATACCGCTGGGCCTGTCCTGTGCGATGCCGGGTGTCGGTATGACCGTACCCCCGGGCTTGACGTGAACAGACCCAGCATTTCATCGCCTACCTTTCTTCTTGCAATTGACAAGACGTTCTTCAACTGGGCGACGACCCTCGGTATAACCATCGCAGTCAACAAAGAAGCGGGTTTTGGCGTGCAGACAGCGGCACTGTTTGATCATCTGGTGCTGGTAGGCACGGGTGCAGTCGGTGCAGAAGTCGCTGTCACCGGCACGGGTCTTGACGGCATAGGTGCGCCACTGCTGGTACTGCGAGGCGTCACTAAAGCAAGCCGGGTGGTAAGCCTGCGGCATAGGTAAAGAGGCATACATAGCTGGCACTCCTCACTGCGCCCAGGCGGGTTTGCCCGACACGGGTGCTGCGCGTTGCGGTGCTGGCGCTGCTGCTGTGGCGTTGGTCTGCCCTGGTGTTGCTGCTGGCGCCGGTGTTGCCGGATTGCTTGGTGCTGGCGCTGTGGCTTTCAACTTGGAGGGCACACCCATGATGCGTGCGTACTCAGGATGATCTGGCTCGATGGCCATCTTGACCACGTTGCGGTCCTCACCCCGGTCGTCCTTTTCGATGTCCACGCGCACCACGAATTCCAGACCGTCAAGATCAACAAACCCCTGGATGCGCCGGGCGGCGACAGCTTGGGGACTGTTGTCCTGCGGCAGGACGCCTCTGGCACTGTTGAGCGCAGCACGCACGAAGGTTCTGCCCATTTGCGTCCAGGTTGGCCCCTTGGGTGAGTACAGCCCGATGTTCGACCACATCTTTCGTTTGGCATATTCGCCGCCAGTGATAACAAACTCGGCCGCCAGATAGACCGCCCCGGTTTTGGAAGACTGAGTGGGGTAGCCATCGGTCCAGCCTTGGCTGGCGTCGTAATGGCCACCAGCTTTGAACGTCATCAGCACCGGCACGAGCGCACCCTTAGGGATAAGGTTAAAACCCGACTGCTGGGCTTCGGCATCGTTAAAGTCAGACCAAGCGTTGAGGGTCATGTTGTTGTCGTTCATTTGAATTACTCCTTGGAATCAGTGATAGAGAGGGTTTGTGTGATGGATGCGTGCGTGTCATTGCCAGCGCACTTGGCAATGAGTGCGCCCAAATCGGGCGGCTCCAGCAGGTCCAAGCGACCACTGCGGTCTTTGGCCGGGTAACCGTAAGGGTTGATGGTCTGGGTGACAAATGCTCGGTACGAGGTACCGTCTTCAGCCTTGATTTCAGCCAAAGTCACCAACTCGTCCACGATTCCTGGAATTTGCAATGCTGTGGCGCTGCCCTCAATCTGTGGCACAAACACCTTGCGGCCGAAGTCATCCGTCTTGCAATCCAGGATGGCCACGAACACCACGTTCTTGCCACGGGCGTGCTGAAGATGGGTGAGCGCAGTGACCATTTCCTGACCCAAAAGGCCATACGCGCCGCGTGAATCTGGCTTGCCGGTGCGGTCAGAAAACGCTGCTGGCTGGCTCTTGGCCCAGTTAAAGCACAGCCGTGAGAGTGCCGTGATGGAGTCGCAAAAGTAAGTCTGATACTTGTCCAGGCTGGCCGGGTCACCGTAGACCGAACAGACATGGTCAAAGTGCGCCGTTGAGAACGGTGACTGCTCGGGGAGCGCCGGGTTGGGCCCTGCCAAATAGACCACCAAATCACGGAACTCTGGCCAGGTGCGCGGCCGCAGACAGTCGCCATCCCAGTCGGAGACAGACAGGTCACCCGCCTCCAAGTCGATGAATAAAGTGGAGTGGGTTTCGAGAAATTTCAGCTGGGTCGTTTTACCGATGCCACTCACGCCCAGAATGACGATCTTGACACCTTGACGCTGCGCGCGACGCTGGTCAGCAGTGATGATGGGAAGTGCCATTTACGCCACCTCCGCTTCAAGGTGCTCTGAAGCACCAAGGACATCAAACACACAGTTGTCGCCTATGGCTCCCATGGCCAGCGCCATGTCATGGAGTTCGGTCAAAGCCCGGTGACGACTGATGTCGGCCTGAATCTGGTTTGTAAGCATGTCAAGGTGTGCGCCCAGCTCACCAAAGGTGACTTTGGCCAGTGGCTTATAGACCACACCCTCGTCGTTTGAGTCGTCTTCACTGGGGATGCTGATGGCCGGTGGCAGCAGACGTGCCATCACTTCGGGCACACCAGGGAGCAGCATTTGCATGCTCGACTCACAGCTTTTGGTGCTGTTTTTAAGTTCACGCCGTGCGACATCAGTAATGGCGTTTTCTGCCAACTGAGCACCAATGGCGGCAATGCTGTCGGGGTTGGCCGTGCAGACCAGTTTTGCGATGTCTCGCGGTTTGGCAAAGCCCAGAGAATCGAAGGCCTGGCTGATTTCATTGCGAACTGCTTCGCGCAGATGGGTGAGGGTTGGATTACGCATGGGTTTGGCTCCAAAGTGAATTGAGGTGATTGAGGTAAGGCACTGCGCTGGAGAGCCAGGCGGTGACGTTTTTCTGCTGGTAGGAAGGAATGGATGCAAAGGCCTCATCTGCTGAAAATTTCAGCTTGGCCAGAGGCTCAAGTCCCTCGCGCAAGTTCAGCCATTGCTGCATGCGCGCGTTCTCCTGCGGGTCACCGGGTGCGGTGTGGTAGCAGCCATCACTGCCGAGAACCAGCAGACCTTTGGCACCCTCGGACGCGATGCGCTTTGCCTCTATCGGCGTTGGCAGCGGAGTTGCTTGATCCTTGAGGACTTGGACAACGGCGAGTTGCTGCGCGCCGTCAAGTCCAGCCTCCTGAGCAACCTCATCGAAGATACGCACAGCAGACAGGCCGACTACGCCAGCACTCTGTATGCGGTTGCCTACATCTTGGGCAATGGCGCGAATCTCTTGGGGCGTGCGGGTGAGAGCCTCCCGTTGAGTGGCTTCTGGAAGACGCGCCAGCTCCGCAGCAGTCGATACGGCCAACACGCCGCTATCAACCGCAACGGCAAGCTCTGGGACACCGTCAGCTTGCACTTTGGCCGCGTTGGCAACTGACCGAGGTGAAACAGCCAACATCTGTGCAGCCTCATCACGGGTGCAGACATGCAAATTTGCATCTCTGGCCGAACTGGCGCGCTGCCCATGGCTCAAGGTTTCCAGTCTGGCTGCCACCATTGCGCGCTGGCTCTCATCGAGGTGTCGCCGACGTAGGTTCAGGCTGATGACCAAGGCGTTCAAGTCAGTTCCGTCCGGCACCACGACGAACTGTGGCTCAACACCTGCCTGCAAGCAGGCGCGGTACCGGTGGCGACCATCAACGACGCTGTCTCCCAAGATGTGGATGGGCTCACGCAGTCCATTTGCCGTGATGTCGGCCACCAGCGCGTCGAATTCAGCCTGGGGCATGCTCGGGAAAATCTCACTGACTGGGTGAAACTGCAACTGCTCCATCACAGCACCTCCTGGTCGAGGGACAGCGTGAAGGACGGTTTTCCACCTTCCACGGTGCGCGCACCGGCAAACTGCTGCTGCAACGCCGGTGGCCAGTTGGTGTAACGGGACTCGGACACCGACAGCTTGATGTCGATATAGCTTTTGACATCCTCGCCCGCAGCGACGATGCGCTGAAGCCTGTCGTTGAGGCCTAGTTGATCCCATGTGACCTTTTTTGGAAGGTCAAACTTGATGCGCAGCGGACCATCAGTGATGTGAGCTGTGCCAAAATCTCGGTCTGACTCCAGCAGCGCGGCTTTTGCACGCTCGCCATAACATTGCAGCAGCGCGGCATCTAACTTGGCACGGGAGAGCTTCACCGCCGTGCTAAGTTTGTCAAGGTAGCGGTCTGCCTCCAGCTTTTCACCGGGCGTGAGTTTGACGAATTGGTTTGTGGACAGTCCTGCGAGGTCAGCCAGAAAGACGGACAGATTGGTCATGGTCATGTCCTCCTTCACTGGTAAGCTG